ATTTGTTGAGCCTTGACCACCAGCCTGTTTATTTCCATCTTCTGTAACATATCCTGATTTATTTAATTCATCATATTCTTCTTTTGATATTTTTTTACCTTTATTATCTCTATAAATTGTGTCAGATGTAGGTACTGCTGGTTCTTTAACAGTATCAAATTCTTGTAATTCCTTTATTTTACTAGGATTTAATGTTAATCCAGATTCCATATGTCCACCTATTACTGCTCTAGATGATTTCTTTTTATCCTCATCTTCCTCTTTATTTTCTTCCTCTTTTACCTCTGTAACTTGTGTTGATTCATTATTAGTTTGATATTCTTTACCACTATGTCTTACATCACTTCCATTTTGTTGAAAATCTGCCTTTTCTTTCTTTTCTGGTTCAATATTGGCATCATCATCGTCATCTACTGGACTTGACTCTCTGTTTGATGATTTTTCAGGAGAGACATTTTGATTGCCTTGTGCATTGGTTTTATCACCATCTGCGTTTGAAAAGTCTTCACCTTTCTTTTTATCCTCACCATTATCATTATCGTCATTCTTCCATTCGTCTAAAACCTCAACTTCTGTGTTCTTATCATCTTCATCTTCTATTTTTATTAGTGAATCTTTGTTTACAGTACAGCCAAATTTATCACATTTTATCACCATTTTACCGTCATCTCGTCTTTCAACGTTTTCAGTAATTGCCTTTGCAAGTGGATTATAGTCAGTAATTAGGGCTAATGGAACTGCTGGATCTTTACAAACAGCGACCTCATAATGCTCTAATGATTTTAATTCATATGCAACACTACCGTCTTTCATGACTTTTGGAGTTCTGTTTGCCTTTGTAGCACCACCAAATGACAGTCCTTTATACTCTCCTGATTTAATTTTATCCCAAATTTCATTGTCTAAATGATAGTCTTTGTGTATTTTACCTGTAATTTTAATTGCTGGATATTCAACTCCATCTGCACTTTTGTAAATTGTTTTAGCATAACTGATACCTTTTCCTATAATTCTGTTACTATGAGTATCACTAATTGGTGCTCCTCTGTCCATCCAAACTGGAAGAACCTTGATCAATTCATCAACGATTGTGATCTCTCCTTGCTTGTCTTTTACCTGAACAGTAAGATAGCCTTCAAAGAATCTTTGAGCACCGTCAATAGGATGTAATGATTTTGTCACAAATTGATTGAAAAACACTTCATTTTCCATTATATATTCGTTCTGCACATTACTTATAAAGTTTTAGAAAAATAGAGAGAAAAGCGTAGTAAGGTCTTAAAAATTTACTATGCAGTTTTCTTGGCTTTTGAGACAGCATAATCAACTGAGAAACCTACAGATAGACCGATTAATACGGTTTCTACAAGTCCTAAACCTGCTAGACTCAAAGTTTGTGCAACTGCAATACCTGCAAATACTGCTACGATAAGAGCACCAAAGAATTTTTTGATGTCATATGTAGACTCAGAAGATCCTAAGAATCCTCTGACAGTATTCAAGATTGCTCCTCCGATTACGGAGATTGTTGCGATTAACAATGGATCAATCATACTTTTTCCCGAAATTACTATTACTTAAGGTTTATTATTTGTCTAAAAGTTCTTTTACTAGGTCATCTAACTCGGAATTTGCATCTTCTGGGTGTAATCTGTTTGATTGTCTATCTACAGCTTTTGCCAAAATAATTAGAGTTTTTTGCAATCTAGCCACAGTTTCACATAAATCTGCCTGTGTTGAACTCATTTTTTTGAAAAATCCATATAATGCACCACCCATGCCTAATATGGATGCAATCAATAGAGCTTCAATTATAGAAGATATTTCCATACCTTGTTAATAAAAGTTAAGTATATAAATTAACTTATAGGAACTAACATTTTAGATTTAATCATATGTAACAATAACATTGGTTCTTCGTTAATTTCCTTAACAAAATCTTCATCTCCACCACTAATACCTTCATATCTGCCACATTTATAGCAAAGATATATTGAATGAATACCGTCAGTGTAGCCATATTTTGGAATTTTACACTTTTTACAGGTGTGTTCAACCATGTTATAATTTATACCAAGGCTTTATAAATAAGTATTCCGATATTTCTTACATGGCAACATCGATTTATATATTTGAAAACGATAAAATGTTTAATGTTGTTTACAAGGATGTTTTAGAAGATCCGTTATATGTAATGCCAATAATTGATCTATATGTAAAACAAGACAAGCTTTGGATAGTAACAAACTCAAATGATCAAAAAGAACAACCAAGATTAAGCAATACATTGGTTCATTTTAGAAAAGGTACTATCACAGAATGGGAAGAAGGTGATGAAAAATTAGTAAAACATAACGATATTAGATATAATCACAAAAAATTACATTTGGAATTCTTTCCAAAATTTCTAAGGAAACCACTATTATCAATGCGAATAGGTAGGTGTTATAGTGATAAAGACAAGGGATATAGCAAGATAAACTACGATAAAAGGTACTATGATTTTACAAATGACAGAATCATATTATTGTTAGAGGATGTAAAGAAATGAAGCATCTCAATGAAGCAAATATGACCTATCCTGAACATTTCAAGAGAGCAATGTCGATGAGTTTAGCATTGTTTATTCATGCATTTATACCAAATGCATTTCCCACATATGCAAGTGATAAGATGAGGAAAAATAAATGAAATTTGACTTTGTATTAGGTGAAGTAGAGGAAAGATTGGAAGAAATTGACAAGAAATTATCCAAGACAAATGAGTTACTTGAACAAATAGAGGAGAATCTTAGGGTTCCAAACATGGTTGAGTGGGCTAAATTTAGAAATTCTTTGATAAAAAAAATTACTTCCGATTAGATCTATTATTACCACTCATAATATTTTTCCAATCCTTTCCGTGTCTTTTTCTCATCTTTACCCAGAACGGATCAACCTTCATGAATCCACCTTTTTCATTGTATTCTTTGGTAATATTTGCTATTCTACGGTGACATGTAGAACAAAATCTTCCATTTACTTGTTCAATATTGAACTTGTATGAGTTACAAAAGAAACAAAGACCGTAATATTTGTCACAAACCTTTGCCAAAAGAGGTTCACGACCTTTTTTTCCAGCACAATCACCACAAATATCTGCAATGGTTGCTGCTGCAACGTCTACCTTCATACAACCAAGGCAAACACCTTCCTTGTAGTTGTTTATTTTTGTATATTCATCACTTTGGTGCTTTTCCCAAAGCTTTTTTGTCATGTCGTTTGCGTTTTCGTTAGTTTCTACTTCAGTTGGCAATGTCTTTTTGTAATTTCCTTAAAGTTATAAGTGTTTTCTCTAGAACTTTGTTAGTTTCATTCTCGTTTGCAATTTCTTCGACAATATTCATAATTTCTATGATATTATCTGTCTTTGGAGCAAGTTTATAGATATTTACAACCTCTGGTTTTGTTTTAGAAGAAACAGGAATATTTCCAAAATCAGTTTCAACAAATTTTTTTACAACTTTAGGTTTTTTAGCAACTTTTTTTGTTTTTTTAACATTTGACTTTACATTATGAATTCCAGTACCTTCTGGTTCACATGTTTCGTCACAAACGTGGTGTCTTTTAGTCATCTTCATCCTCATCTTCCTCTACAAATCCATGTTTGACATAAAATACAACTTTTTTAGTCTTACATGAACCGTCTTTACAATCACTCATCTTCATCTTCTCCTGTTAACCATGCCCATTCTGCTCTCTCACTCATCTTCCCATCTCTTGACACCTTCAAATTCATTTGAAACAATGTCTCTAGCATCTCTTACTGTCATACCAGTTGCTTTTCTCAACTCTTCAACCGTCTTGGTCTTTTTCCAATCATAATCCAGTGCTGTTTGCAATGTCTTCTTTACTACTTCAAAGTTTGATGGTGTAATTCCCTTAGGATAGACAGATTTCTTGCTCAATGAACTTCCACTTGTAGGACTTCCCTGTCCAGTGCCACCTATGTCAGATGGTCTTTTGTTGTTTGGTTCGCCTTCAAACTGTTGTTGACTTTCCAATGGAGCTGGTTTTCCTTTACCTGCACCGTTCATGTTACCGTTTATTGCTCCAACACCGAACATCATATCTGGTGTCAATGCACTGTTCTTGCTTATTGTAAATTCGCCTGTATGGGTTCTTGTGATCTCAAAGCCCATCTGTTGCAGCATCATCATGTTCTGAATTTCGATTCCGTCAGTTTGCAAGTCTCTGAGTTTGTCAGTTTCCTCACCAGTCTTTAATTGTAATTCCCAATCGTCAATGTTTAGCATCTTTGAAATTTTGCTAAAGAATGCCTTCTTTAATGTGTCCTGACCCCATAGAACTGCTCTGTTTGTAATTGTTACTTGAAGTCCTTCCTGACTCCAACCAGCAGGGGTTTCACCGTAATAAAATGGCAATACGCCATAGACAGCACCAATAATCATTCTTAATTCTTTTCTTACTTCGATAAATTCTAACTCTTTAAGTGATCCAGTAAAGTCCAACCACTGTGCAGGATTCTTTCCACCCTTGTCATTTTCAACCAAAAGTGGGTGAATCATGTAAGGATCTTCCTGTGCCTTTTGTTCCAATACATCCCATGACTTTCTGAATGTCTCATAGTTTCTTGAAGAAATAACCAACATACCTCTTGGTGGTCGCATCTTGTCAAAGTATTTTCTAATGTACTCATCCATGTGAGATAAAGACATAGCCTTACTCCATATGGAATAGATAGGTGAAAATCCATAAAGAAGGTTTGGTTTGTATTTTCCAGCCTTCCAGATAACTTCGCCTTCGCCATAGATGACACGCTTAGGCTGTGGAATACCAATGGAATAAACTGAGTTTACTTCGATAATTGCCTTTAATGCCTGTGCTCCACAACGGTCACATTTTGGCTCGGTAAGTCTAACGTCACGGTGCTCGAATCGAGGGCAAACATAAATCTTATTTCGTTTATCATCATAACCAATTCTACCGTCACTGTCGGCAATCATTGCTACCTGTGGTGGCTCAATTCTTAGCATCTCTTTAATCACAGTCTTTTCCTCGTTAATCTCTCCAGTTGCATCGTTTATGTGGTAGTTCTTTAGCAAAAGCAAATATGCGTTATCTGCGATTTCAAAGTCACGTTCCAACTGACGTGACACATCTTCCAAAGTTTGCTGGTTGCTGTTTACAGGTTCCATCATCAATGCTTCCAAAGTCTTTCTGTGCTCTGGTACAGGTCTAGCCAAGTCATTGCTTCCACATGTATCACATACCAATG